CGGTCATATCCCAATTCGTCCAAGTATGCAAAATTGCTGGCGTCATACTTGTGATACTCCTGCATCGAAGAATAGAAGCCGTCGTGCGATATTCCGATGCGCTGACACAGGATACTGGTCTGGAACGTCTTCGGCGTGAGGTCACGCTTCATCTGACGCAGATACTCTTCGCCCAGGAGCTGCAGGTTCTCAATGGTGCTGTATTCCTTGTAGTACACCGCCACTGAGCGCATCTTATTTAAAGACTGGTCCAGCCATTTCAAGTAACCTTTCAGGTACTGAGGAATGGGTTGGTGCTGCTCCTTCAGACGGGCAATCCGCTCCTTTGTTTCCCAAATCTTATAGATGGTACCCTGAATCGTCTCGATGAGTTGGGGATCCATTTTCTCCCGATAGTGCAAGAACCAGGAGCCCTTCTGTGTCTGGGGCATATCAGAGAGTACCATCATCGCATGATTAAACGAGTGATGGCCGAAGAACGAGCGTATGCCACCGTTTGCTGGCAAAGTCTCGTCCTTCAGTTTATTGTAATCGATGAACTTCGCCTCGTCAATGAGCAGCCAACTCAGGGTGAGCGAGTTACTGGAGCCCGGGCGGTCTTGGGAGATAATGATAGCTACCGAGCCGTTGTAGAACGTGATTACATGTTCGTAGTCAGCTGGCTCCGTGATTGGTTTCCCGAAGGACTTAGGCGGTTTCCGCCCCACCACATAATGTATGCCATTGATATATCCCCATCGTTTCCAAGCTGCCAACAAGCCTGGTATGGTGTTTGTCAGACCATGCTTGAACGTCGGAACCACGATACCGCCAGTACTTCCTGGCATTCGCTGCATGTTACGTAGCACGAATGGCGAGGCGATAGAGTCCGTCTTACCTGTACGACGGCCAGCCACTATGACAGTTGTCTTGGCACCGATGTACTGGGCCATCAGCTGCGGCTTGTTGAAATACACACGCTTCTCATGAAGCTTGGCTTCCGCATCCCAAGTGGACGTATCAATCTTGTTCTGGCTCATCCTTATGCTCATCGAAAATCTCCTCAAAGTTCATGTCGGCTTCCTCGTATTCGATATTCAGCGTATCTGGGTTTGAAGCACCCAATTCCTTGGTAAGCTTCTTGATACGCTCATCGATGTTAGGCACAGGATTGATACCCACGACACGCGGGTCGGTAGTGGGGAAGAATGGCTGCACCACAATCATGTGATACGGTACGGCTGTCTCGTCCTCCACATCGATGCGGTTGTACTTAGCATACGAGGTAGCCGCTTTCTCCATCGTCTTCGTATCCTTACGTTTCTTCGCCATCTGATACGTCTCGAGAATCATCTCGTTGTATCGCCATCGATGGTAATCACGTGAGGCCTCTCCCAGATTGGGAAGCAGTGCCTTCACGATTTTCAGGTCAGCATAAGCCGTCACCTTGCTGATACCATATCGTTGCATGATTTCCTCCACGAACTGTCGGTCCTTAGCATCGCAGTTGGCGATACACCATGTTACCATGTCACGTAAGCGGATGATGTGTTCCACTTGTGTGATGGCATACTTTACCTCCAGGTCCTCTTTTGAGGTATAGAGGTCAGATCGGGCGATATCTATTATACTAGGTAATGGCATTACTCGTCGTCTTCCATATCCATGAGGTTCTTCTGGGCGTTCTCCAAGGCGAGTGGGCTACCGACGTAGGCCAGTTGCATTTCCTGATGCAGCAGTTTCACCTTGGAAGCAGCTTTTCCCTTTCGGTATCTTCTGCTGACCTCTGTGGTACGGTCAGCTATATCCTCGCGCAGCTGTTCGGCAGGAACGTCGAGGATAACTGCGATATCAGATATCTTCAGATAGATTGAAGCAAACTGCTCAATTTGGCTCAGGACTTCTTCAGAATAGTTAATTTTCGACATTTTATTTGGTTTATTGGTGATTAATACTTATTTTTGCAGTCGATTAACAAAAAATAGTTTCAAGTAAACATGGGGGAACTTTTTCGTGAGAAACGGCTCCCTCTTTTTTATCCTACAGAATCACCTATTCTTTGCCTGAACAAGTCATTGAGCGGTACGGAATGATTATTGATCAAGTCCGTCACCTGCGCATGCAGTGTGTCGAAAATGACGGGTTCCGTAGAGATGAACGCTGACTCATGGCGGTTGCCACGTGTCAGATTCTGGGAGGTCACGACGGCGACCTTCTGTCCGCTGTCTGCCTCCACCAGTAGAATCTTCGAGTGATTGTCCGTCAGGTACGTTCTTTCGATGACCTGTGTCATAAACGACCACAGCTTCAGCGTCTTGTTCGTTGCCTTATGGTCCAGTACCAGGTTGAACTCACTCACCCTACCCGACTTTTCGATGAAGAACAGTCGTCGGAGGAATTCCTCGGAGATCGAGAACGACGTCTGCCACACCCTGGCTGAGCCCACCTGTTCCAGGATCCATTCCAGCAGGTCAGCCACCTGAACGGCGTTGGATAGGTAGGCTTGTGAAGCGCACTCCGAGAGCGGTTTCACAACGTCAGCCATTGTTGTGGTACGTTTCATGATTCATGTGCTGCGGTACTACCACAGCTTACTGGGCTTTTTTTGTTGACTTTGAGCTCTTTCGAGGAGACTTCTTTGCGGCCTTTTTCTTCGTTGTTGCTTTGGTAGCAGGAGCCGCATCCACTTCTGGAACTGTAGACACACCGAGAACGAAGTGGTCGTACGTATCCCAGTTGGCATGGAGCTTTTTATCCAGGGCAATGATTTCCTTCAGGAAAGGATACCGTTCGCTGTCCGGACACGAAGCATTCTCCAGGCTAAGAGAACGGAGTTTCAGATGCAGCTCACGCATGCGGTGTACGATATCGAGGTTTTCGACGTACAACGCCTTGATCTCGTCAGGCAGCTGGTCGTGATCAGCACGTTTTCCAGCCTTGAAGTCAGCAAACTCTTCCGATTTGCCGTTTTGGTCATTCGGTTTAATGACTTTCTTCACGATTTCGTCCACCTTAGACTGCATCTCCTGCACCTGGCTGCTAGTCAGTTGCTGTAGACGGAAGTTCAGATACTTCTTCAGTTGCCCTTTGATGAATTCCGCCTTACCTTTCGGGTTTACCGAAATATTCCGATACATGATCTGGTTGCCCGACAATTGAAGGAGCAACAGCGCACCCTCGGCCCAGTTTTTCTGGTCGTCAGGCGTATTCATCCAAGTCTGCAGCTTTTCCGTAAATTTAGCGTTTTGTTTCATAACCATATCTTATTAAAGTTTGTTGTTTATTCCACAGAGAAACAATAAGTTCTTTTTGAACGGTTCCAGCGCTCTAGCCATTGCTTGTAGCGTCTGTCCAGTGGTGACAAAATCATCAAAGCAGATGATGTTTTGTTCGTCCGGAACGATATTCACATCGAAAATGGCGTTCACTCGCTGTTTCGTTCTGCAACTGCATACATCCTCGTAGAAGGGAATATTCAGATGAGTAGCTATCTTTTCCGAAATGCGCGTGGCGAAGTTCTTCACCAAGTGTCGTCGTTTCGGTGTCGTGATGATGCACCAGTCACCCTTGGAGAGCGCAGGGCCTATCACATCCGTGATGTACGATGCAATCGTACTGGCAAAGAACGGGACCATGGAGTCGTCCGACTTTATCTCTGTCAGTGTCCGTCCGAACACGGACTTCTGCCAATACGAGAGGAAGAACAATCCTGACCGTCGTGTCAGTCGAGGCCGCGGGGTGAAGTCGCATCGCGCTTCCACCGTTTTGTCCCATCCTTTTCGCTTTTTCTCAGCGAACAAGTCCTGTTCTTCCCTTTCCTTTGGCGGTTTCAGAGAAAAGTCGAGCACGCAGTCCCAGTCAGGAGTCTGAATCTCAGAGAGAATATCCCCCATATCCAAGGCTGCGTGCTCCAGACGTTTCATCATAAGAACAATCTTCTATGATTATCCACCAGTTTCAAATCCTGCGCTGCCACCGGAGCCGTTATTGCTCGAGATGTTAATGGTGAACCAATTAACACTTACCGGGTCTTCAGCGGTACCAGACATCTTAACGATTTGTACTGATCCCGATGAAATATTTCCGGTCCATGTAGCCTGGTTCCTTGCGCTGTTGATTTCCGCTTCTTCCTCCTCATTGGTGCTGGTGTTCCTTATGAAGATCGCTAACATGTTCGAACCGGTGAATTGCAATGACGTCAACGGGCTATTGAGCGTCAAAGGACTTGATGACACATTTGAAGAACCGCCATTAATAGATACGGTATTGTTATATGAGGCAATAGCAGTGGAGCTACCGCCTGAGCTTGAGCCACCCGAACTGCTGCCTCCTGAATTACCAGACGATGTGCCACTTGTGGTACCATCATCTGTGACGATCTCGCCATTGTAGAACGGAGCTGGGCACTCATCCGAAGCCTCTACGTTTATCGTGGTACTTGCCGTACCCGTTGGACCCTGTCCCAGGTCCTGGTTTACCGTAGTCTTAGTCAGCCACTTGTCGCTGCCTACCACACGGAAAGCACCGCGCATGTCCTCCACGAGGAATACGTTATCATTGTTATTCAAGTACGCAGCAGCTTCTGTGCCTTGAGCATCCACAGCCGGATGAACCGCCACCAACTTGTTCAGTTGTGTCTGTGAAGGATACTCACCCTGAGGATCCGATGTCAGCTGAGACTTATCGGGAATGATATCAATGAACTTCCAAGTCGAATCAGAACGAAGCACGAAGTTGCCCGAGTAAGCAACACCCGTCAGTCGTCCGTTCGCATCATGCGGCAGCGTGGGCCACTGCAGGATTTCAGACTTGGATATGTAATATACGCGACGCTTCACACCAGGGAGTTCTGGACGTCCCTGACACCAAGCGAGCGATTTTTGTATAGATAAACAATCTGCCATATTTTTTAGAGTTTAGGGGTTAGAGCTATTAGGGAGCCAGCAGATACTGACTCCCTTTACCTTTTAAGGATTCGTTGTCTCAGGAGGAGTCTGCGAGGAAGGCTCATCTGAAGACTCAGAAGAAGACTCAGATGAAGAGCTAGACGAAGAGTCAGCCAGCTCAATCACCTTCATGCGCCGCTTGTCGATAGACTCGAACTGCACGCCGAAGAACATCGTTGCGATGTACGAGAGGATGAACGGCTCATACTCCTTGACCATGACGTTCTCGGTATCGCCCATCTGGTCGTAGCCGACCAACATGTTGATCTTAGGAGAAACGTGTATGAACTTCGAGTCGGCCTTGTTCGCCAATGGGCATAGAATCAGCTTGCCGTTCGAGCCCTCTACAGCCACCTGGTTGTACTGGTTGTTGTAGTTGATACCTGCATGAGTCAGCAGATATGCCTCGTTGTACTTGTCCGCAAAGTCCTGCGAGCAGTACATATAGCAAGTCTGTCCCCGCAAGTGAGAATCCAGAGAGAAGAGCACCTCCTTAGCAATATCCACCGCGTTGGCAGTGGTAATTGCTTCCGTCAGTTTCATATAGTTGCCATGTTCAGCGGCGATGGTACCAGCAGTTACCTCGGCATCCGTAATGGTGTCGAAGCCGTCGAACAGATCCATCGTGGTATCACCCGATGCGTTACGTTTACCAGCCCAGATTGCGTTGTTCAAGTTCTCTGAAAGAGACTTGGCAATGAGCGCCAGCACGTGCTTAGCCGTTGGAGCCTTCATCTGCCCGTCGCCCTTTGTGTCGCCGATGGCGCCTAGCAGCGTACTGATGGCACTGTTTGGTTCAAACTGAGCCACTACAGAACCGAAGAACGTCTCGAGCGTACGGAAGTCCAGATCGAGATTGAAGTTCGTACGACGCGAAGGTTTGTATGGAGCAAACTGAGCGTTGCCACTCATTGCAGCCACACTTTCCTTGTAACGGATGCCCGGTCGGCCAGTCATGAACTTCATGGTGTCCTGAATACCGATGATGGGCAGCATGAGGAGGTCTTTGCGGTACTTACGAGCCGCGTCCTGATACTCCTCCAGCGTAAATTGAAGTTTTCCTGCCATATTGGTTTAGAGTTTAGAGTTGAGATTTTAGAGAATACTTTTAAGGAAGCTCGTCATACAATGACTGAGCGTTGGCACGCGACTCAAAATACATCTCAGCCTCTGACTTTTCAGTGCGCTGCTGGTGCTGGTCGTTGACCACATGAGCCGTCGTGTCGCCAGGTTTCTGTTTCAGCGTGTTTACCTCATTCTGCAGCTGCGTGTTAGCATCAGAAAGCGTCTGCTTCTCAGTCGTCAGCTGCTGTTTTTCGCTCTGAAGCGTTGCAATCTGAGCGTTCAGGTCGTTGATAGTCTGCTTATCAGCAGCCATCGCCGTTTCCAGCGCATCAAACTGAGCGTCGTCCAGTGTGATTTTGCCGTTCTCGCTGAGCAGATGCTCGCAAGCGAGTATGGCACAGATGGAAGTGAAGATCTTTTTCATTGGTGTAATGGAATTAGTTGATAGAG